CGAATGTGTTAATGTCGGCAGTCGGTATGATGCGAACGCCTATACCGCCCGCAATGGCAGTTTTCATAGTGGCAGCTGTGAGCTGCCATAAGTCATCGGTGCCCCCGAAGGTAGTCTCTGTAAACTGATTATCAGAGTTTACACCGGCACCGCCGAGATCATCTGTACCTATGGATTTGAATTGAGCCCCCGCAATAGTCGTCCCGCCACTCTGCAGCTCTATTCCGATCGTACCGTGCGCCTTAATGCCACCCGTGTTTATATTGGTGTGCTCAGTATCCCACCTATTCCATTTGACTATCAGCTCGATGCCTTCGATTACAGCGTTAGCGTCGCCAGTTATGGCGGTCAAATCGCCGAAGGAAGCCAGCTTCATGTACCCCGGAGCTGAGTTCTTCTTGGTGTATTTCAGCTTGGTGTATTTCGCTAGCCCGTCCCCGTGCGCAAGCGCATCTTCTTCTGTGGAGCCGGAGTATGTCCAAGCATCTACCGGGGCTACTTCCGTCGGACTGGTAAATGTAACATCTCCAGATACATTGCCAGATAACAACGGCGGCGTCTCGTACTGCGAAAATACGCCCCTATCTGGCAGACGCGGAGGTCCCCAAGCGCTACCTCGAATGAAACCGAGAGTGTAGCCTGTGTGTATGAATGACCAATATTGAGGCAAGCCGCTGTCATCTGACTGCCAATAATTGTTGGACACATACAAGCCCGCGTATTTCGTCTTGTGCGTAGCACTGACGTTGCTCAGACTAAACGCATTGGTTACGTCGCTGGGACTTCTTACGATGTCATACGAGCCTGTAGGTAGCGTATCTACCGCTACAGTGATAATGCCAGCAGCGTCAGACCCCGCCCATGTGCCTGACTCCACCTCAACTTCCAAAACCTGCGCAGTGATTGATGGTTGAGCATGGCACTTTATAGTCTCGCCAGCGTGCACCTCGGAAGAGCCCGATGAGAAGGCTACATCATACAAATCCTTTACCGCATACAGCTTATCTTTGTAACCGACAAGACCTATAATCGGATTAGCGGCTATACCCGGCAAGGTTACTATAGAGGAGATGGATTTGTACAACGAGTTCCGCGCTGTCGTTTCTTCTGCTGCCGTAGTGCCAGCAGAATAGGCCGAAGCACCAGTAGCGGTGAAGGTGCCGGAGTTAGCATTTATCGTCACCGGAGACGCGGTGCCGAGCAGATACAACAAATAACGCCACTCGTCGAAATTGACAACAGTCACAGTTACGCTGGAGCCGTCTATGGCTACTATAGTGCCGAAGGACACGCCCGTTGTAGTTTCCCCCGAGTACTCCGTGATCCACACGTCATCTCGCAGATGCAACGTGGTCTCGCCTGTAGCGACGCCGGTCAACACAGCAGTGCTGGTATAGCACAGGGACGCTAAGCTGCCACCATCGTAAGGCTCGTAGCCATGTATCCTGGTATAACCAGCTACATCCGTGCGCTCAAAATTGAGGCAGCCACTCAAGCTGCCTCCTTGCACAGACACTTTAGGCGTAATGAAATCCAGCCCGCCATCAAGCACTACTGCTTGGGGGGTATATTGGTTCTGGCTATTCGGCCCTGCCATCAATACAGCCTCTTAGGCTTAAAGTGAAACTTAGGTCGAAGCAGTGTCTGTATTGAGTTTAGGATAGTTTTATAGTTGTTCCTTCCGCGGAAAGCTACAGATGGCTGCTCGTCATACTCTCCATAATACTGAAGAGCCTTCCACATTACGATGTCTTCATACTCAGCAGGTAAACCTTTGCACACTTCGTCCAAGCCTTCTAGAGACTGAGCTTCGCGGGAATACTCGAACGTAACTGTATACGGCCTATCAGGCGCCGGGTAAAATCTCCAACGGCCCTGATTATCCTCGGTAACCAGCTTAGGTACGCCCGGAGCAGTGGATGCTGCGGCATACTTCTTGTTAAACTCGTCCCATTCAACGTACTTCAGCGGCAGTTCAGACGTGACAGCCGGGGTTTCGTGAAGCACTAGCTTGAACGACGACGCATCAATGGAGCGGATGTTCTCTACGAAATCGTCTACACCCGTCTCTTCGCTCCAATCAAAAGATTTCCAGCCGTGTACATACTGTTTATCAGAAGACGGTCCATACCACTTGAACAGGCAGCTGGTATGTGGATAGTCTGCAAACCTGGAGGTCTTTAAAGTGGTAGCATTATTCCCGGACTGGAGCTTGAAATCATAGAAGCCAAAAGTAGACTGTCGTAGAAATACCAAATACTCTTGAGCCAAAGAACCGGCTCCGGGGACCGCGCCTCTGATACGAGCATGCTGCAGAAATTCTACATCAAACCCTCCATCCACATACGAATTTATATCCTTGGTATCCACGTAATCCGCGAGGAGCGGATTAGCTGCCTCCGTGAACGACAAAAGCCCATCAGTCGTCAGTGGCAGATCATCAGGGATGCAGCCGGATGCTTTCAGAGTGATACCAAGTCCTTCCACGGCCACAGACGTACCATAGCCCTGAACTTCGTATCCAGCGCCAGCATCTTTATACAGCAGATTCACGCCACACACTTCCGCCGCATCGAACAGCAGCATAGCATAGCTAGTATTACTCGGTAGCGAGTTCATCTTAGAGAATTCGGCTATGAACTCGTCATACCCTTCGTAAATGTACAGAAACCATTGATAGGCATATACCGTGTCATCGCCAACGGCTTGTACGATTTTGCCCCGTACAGGCACTTCTACAACTGAACTCGTGGTGCATGTACCAGAAACGGCTGTGTACGTTACGAACTTCACACTGGAAACGTAGGCTTGCGTAGTGGCAGGCTCCCAGTCGCTCGTGTGACTAGACTCTACTGGTAACTTAATCGCCCCTGTCCCAGCTATCTTACGAGACCGGAAGTTCAGGTGGGCCTTCAGATAGGAATTGGTATTGAAATACTCCCCACCTGCTTTAAGTCCGAAATCGAGAGCGTGACCGTTGCTCGGCGAGTAGTCAGCATACTTGACATCCACATACCCGTAGTTCTTGCTGGATGTGTATATACCAGTGAGAGGAACAGTCCTCGTAACTTCTAAACCGCTCACCTTGACAGTGCCATCTACGTCCATGATGTCTATGGCGTAGGAAGCGTTTGTATCAATTGTCAAAGGCGTGTCACTGTAGAACATGATGCCGGGATCAATGTTTACAACAGCCTTCTCTTCTAACCAGTGCCAATCGTCGGCTTCTTGCTGTATAGCTTTCCACGCCCGATTAACCCACTTCTTGAAGCGGCCAAGCATGGCGTCCGTGTTAGTATACCAATCGCTACCGTCTGCTGCATACGTAGCAAGATCGGCACCAGCTTCGTCAATCGTGCTGTTTACAAATTCTAGGTAGGTCTTAGTTGACTGGGTTGCCATGCTCGGCGCTCCGTGTTAAGTTAGTGTAACTCTTTAAGCATCTTGGCTTGGGCCTGCTGCTGACGGAAATCCTTGATGTCAGCATCAGATGGCCAGAAGCCGTTCTCTTCTGCAAATGCGCGCTTAGCCTCAAGCTTCCTAGCGCGACTGACTTCTCCACCCGGTCGAGGATCCGGGCCGGGAGTAGCTGCTACGATTGTGAATGGGTAGCTCATTTCTAAGCTAACCTTGTTAATGCCTGTTTCCGGGTCAAGGGCATACTTGTGCTCCACCGCGTCGCGCAGAACATTGATGACCTTCGACGGCACATCGACCTCGACGTTAATGGGAATCCAGCAGAACCAGCCGTTGATCCCCACAAAGAACGGAAATTGAGGCTTTCCAGGAACGGGATGTACTTTAATACGGCTCCAGCCCGGAGCCGGCATTTCCCCTACAGCTTCAGACGCAAATTCCTGCTTAGAGGCTACGCCGATAATCTTGTTGATTACATCTTCACGTGTATCGTCTTTAGACAGACGCAGGCCGAAGTGCTTGACGGCCTTCTGCTTTAGCTCTGAAAGTGGTAGCACTTCTAGAGTTTCGCGCAGTTCTTTTAATACTGTACTCATGTCTTTCCTCTTCTTCGGGAAGCGGGGCTAGCTTGCGCTAGCCCCTTTCCTTGGTGATTGTTGAAAGTTCCTTACGGGGCAATACCGTTATACGTGTCAACGGTCGCCGGAGAGTATACCTTCGCACCCGCGAACGGATACGTAGAATTAGACACTCCGGTTAGCGACACATCTGGGTACGCATACTGGTAGGTGAACTCCAGCATGATACTACGGTCCACGTTAGTGATAGCTGTAGCAGCTGCCGTTGCGATAGTCAGAATAACTTCCTGCGTGGTAGTCTGCACAGGGAACGGAGTGACAGCAAAGCTATCACCAGCCGTTGCCTCGCCATCCACACGAGCGAGATTGACCTTCGCTGAGCTGTTGCCAGAAAGCTTGGCGGTAGTAGCTAGTAGGCATGCCGTGCTAGCTGTAATACCAAGACTGCCTGCAAGAGTTGCTGAAACATTGCTATCGAAGGCATCGCAGTTAAGATCGAAACTCTTAATGCGAACATTCTCGCCTAGGATTGCAAACTTCAGAACATCTCCCACACCGAGCGTAGTGCCAGCCGGAATGGTTACAGTGGCAGTGATAGCCTCTGCATTATTCTGGCCGCTCGGACGTACACGCCCATTCTTGAGATAAACACTCGACTTGTAAGTATTAGCCATTTTCTATTCTCCTTAGCCTAGAGCCGTAGCTGCGACTTCGAGGCGGCACATCCACTGCTCGTTGAGACGAACAGCTTGGTACCAAATCTTCCACGCAACGTGACCGCGTTGGCCGAGAGGATCGCCGGGTTCGCCCATCTTGGGATTCTTGACAGCCATTTCGACTGCAGAAACTCCCTTGAGCGGCACGGTGCCATAGGCTTCCTTGGCGACAATGACAACGGGATATACGTCCGCAGCAGTGCCCGACGTGCTGCGCATCGTCGAACCCGCCGCACCGCCAGCATCCGGCCAAGCACTAAGCTGTGGACTAAGGATGAAGCGCAGCTCGTTCACCTTACCGATTTCCCAGTCAGGGTCGAGGGGCTTGAACGTACCATAGCGTTCGACAGGGACGAAGCTAGTCATGGCACGAATGTCTGTTTCCAGATCGACGTGCGCAAATGCCACGTAGCTGCCATTGACAGGCTCAGTAGCAATGCCGGGGCCGGCCGCCAAGCGTTCGGTAATCTTCTTACCGTGGTTGCGCTTGATCTGATTGACCGCTGCATTCACCAAGTCCAAGTCAATTGGGGTATTCACAGCACTGCGGCCAGCGCCGTTAGCGTAGAACAGGTTGGTACCACCCCGTAGGATACCCCAAAGTACAGCTTCCTTGGTAGCCGCAGCCTGATCGCCAAGGGCGGTCATTGCATCATCAAGAACACGGTCTTCGTGTAGGTCCTGAATCTTGTCTGTAATCTGAATCCAGCCACCGAACTGTGCAATGACGGTGGTGACATCTTCGTAGACAAGCTGTTCGGCCGGAGGCGTGACGCCTTCGGTCAGGTTGGTGGTTGAAACGACCAAGGGCTTGATACGCCGCCACTTGATAACTTCGCCACGGTTCTTCGGGAGGGGAGTTACGAGCGCATACTTCTCAAGAACCAACACTGGTTCAACACGAGAGAGCATCTTTGCTACAGCGACAATACCTACGCGCGGGCTAACATCCCCATAACTGACAAATGTGCCATCTGCCATAATGAGTCTCCTATTAGATTAAGTTCTCTTGTTAAGTTTTTTCCACTCTTCCGCAAATATGGCCTCGGCCTCGTCCCTAGTAAAATCCGTCTTTGCTGGATTGCCTGTCGGGGCGATAGGCACGGTCCTCTGTGCGGGCGGTGTGGCTGCTAGTCTCCCAGCCCTTTCCGCAGCAATCTTGTCTGCTGCTTCTGAGGTGGGAGCCTGCTGAACAGTTGTAGGCTGTTGAGAAGTCGGAGCTTTGCCCATAGCTACCATATCATTGGCATAATAGCGCAGCACATTGTAAGCATCTTGCGCGTCTAACGAAGTTAGTGCGAGGCGCCGGATGCCTTCACTGGCATAGTTATTCAGCCAATCATTGTACTCGGGGGAAGCTACAACCTGTTCATAGTTAGGTACCATGCTTCTCAGTGTCTGCTTCTGTTCTTCGACGTACTGCTGAGAGTTATGCTCATAGAGCGGCTCTACGGCGGTACGCTTAAATTCCTGAAGTTCGTTCCTTACGGAACCAACAGCAGAGTCTACCTCTTGCTTAACACGAGCCTCAAACGCCGCAGCGAGTTCAGGGTCGCTCTTTACAATTTGCTGCCAAGCTTCAGGGACTTGGTTAGCTGCTGTGGCGGACTGCGCTGAGGCGGCCGGCCTATGTTGAGCCTCAGCAAGCATCCGCTGAAGCTTCAAAACTTTCTCCTGATGCGCCCGAACACGGCCGTCGTCTGAACGAACGCGGTGCTCTAGCCGGAGCTTAGTATTTATCTCCTCCATCACCTTCTGGCGAAGGGTTTCGGGTATTTCTTTTAGCCACGCATACGGATCTGCATCGGTAGGCGTACTCTCGGCGACAGGGGCCTCTTCCTTTTTCTCTGGAACTTCTGCAACTTCTGGGCTCTCGGTCGGAGTTTCCTCGACAGCTTCTGCGGGCGCTGGTTCCTCAACTACTGTAGCAGTGGTCGGAGTTTCGCCAGACTTGATTGCCTTGTAAGAGTCCTCGAATAGGGTTTGGGCTTGGTCTGTTGTGATGTTGTCGGTCATTTAACTTTCCTGGTTGCGGCAAGTAGCTTAGGCTCCTGCGGCAGATTTAGAATTGATTTGAGGGCAAGGATGGCTCCCTGCGCTGCGATGATGTCTTTGTAAGACTTAGCCGGGTTTAGACATAGGGCGGTATAGTTTTCTATAGATTGCTTAATCTTAGACTCGATATACAGCCACGTCTCACCAGCGAAATTCACTGACACTTTTCCTCCTTAGATACCAGTACCAGTTTGGCGTTTCAGTTGAAGTTCTTGCTGTGAGATTCCTTGACTGCGCAGCTTTATCGCAGCATCTACGCCGGCTAGGAATTTGTCAGACTGCAGCTGCATAGCCTTCGTCTGCATGTTAGCCACAATCCGCTGACGATTCTGCTCGTCCTTAGATGCTAGCATTGCCATCTGTGCCTGATAGTCGTACTGAGCTTTAATGACAGATGCCTGAGCCTCTCGCTCGCGCACAGCGTCTGTCCGGAGTTGCGCTTCGTATTTCATCTGCGCTTCCTTGAACTTCTGCTGGGCTTCCAGCTGTACCTTTTGCATCTCTACTTGGGCACGCTGTTGATCCACCTGTACCTTCTGCAGCTCGGCCTGAGCCTTAAGCATGTTGGGGTCTGGCGGAGGCGGTGGGCGTTGTGCTCTTTCTACAGCAATCTCTTGCGGTGTCTTGATGATGGTCTTGTATGGCAGGCGCATATCCATCAGGCGCACTTGCGCAAACTCATCCATCTTGATCCATTCACCGACAGGACTACCTTGAGCAATCTCCATTGCCAGCCTCTCCAGCTTCTGCTGATTCAGCGAAGCCTGCAAACTGGCTGTGGACGTACGGACATCAATGTCAAAGACGCCCTTAATCTCGTCCTTTGGATTGTATTGCATCTCCCACTCATACAAGGCTTCTATGAGGGGTTTAGTCATCTGGTCATCCCACTGTTCGCTCTTATGGAACAGGGGACTAGAGGCATTCTGCTGCGCGATCGCCATACCCGTAGCTGTGTCAGAAGCTTGGGCAGGGCCAGCGGGACCTAGGTTGGGGATGCTGGATTCATTATCAGCCAATCCCATAGAAAGGCTGAATAGCGCAGACAGCCCTTCGTAGGCGTTCTGCGGCATAAAGAACTGGATGGCCTTGGATACATCTGCGCCATACTCATTTGTGTACCACACCTTCCAAGGCGTGCATTCCAACCCACCATCTGCAGGATTGATAAGCGTTGTATCGACAATTACTTGGGGACCTGCAGAAATGCCGGCATTATCCAGCATCATCTTGTAAGTTTCATTAACTACACGCTGCTGATCCCTAACCAGCATGGGTATACCAAACCCGTAAATAGTAGCCGGGTCGGGTTCCCATGTGCACGCTGCATACGGTACGCGGTGGCAGCCTTCTAGGTTGGAAAATTCTAGGCGTATGACGCGGCCGTTTACTACCCACACCTCTACGAAATACTCATCGTCGGGGCTTTCAATTAGCGGAACTTTTCCTAGCTGCTCCAAATCTTCTCGGCTCATTGGGCCGTGATATTCCAGCACTAGGTAGCGATTCTTCAGCAGATTGATACCCTGCGTCAAGTAGGCAGGGTCGTTGAATGGGCTGTTAGTGTATTGCCGCGGCTCCTCGTCCAAAGCCTCTTGCACCTGATCTGCGAAGAAGCCGGGATTGCTACGCAGTTCGCGCAGCTGGGTCTTGCTCATCGGATGAATTTCTATGGAATCTTCCGCATCGCGCACATCGGTAACGGTATCATCTGGGAACCAGTACCAAGGGTTTACGCGATAAACACACGGAACATTTTCAATCTGCATATGTGGGACGCGGATAACCTG